CTATATCGTTAGCATACTTAGACGAGTTTGCATTTGTTAGACCAAACATTGCTAAAGAATTTTGGACTTCACTTTCACCTACACTAGCAACAGGTGGTAAATGTATTATCACATCAACACCAAATATGGATGACGACCAATTTGCACAGATTTGGAGAGATGCTAATAAAAATCAAGATGAACATGGAAATGAAACTAAACAAGGTATTAATGGATTTGCACATTATCTAGCTAATTGGGAAGTACATCCAGATAGAGATTGGGAATGGGCAGAAATTGAACAAGGTAAAATTGGTGAAGAAAGATTTAGACGTGAACATAATTGTGAGTTCATTGCATTTGATGAAACACTTATAGATAGTATTAGACTTAGTAATATGGAAGCACGTGATCCATATGCCAAAGCAGGACAAGTGCGTTGGTATGCTCCTATTGCAAAAGGAAAGTTATACGTAATAGCATTAGATCCTAGTTTAGGTACAGGAGGAGATAATAGTGCTATACAAGTATACAGTATGCCAGGAATGAAACAAGTTGCAGAATGGATGCATAATAGAACTACAGTTCAAGGTCAAGTAAAAATATTAAGAGAAATTGCACAGTACATTGAAAGTGAAACAAGCGGCGACTGTGAAATATACTACAGTATGGAAAACAATACATTAGGTGAAGCAGCACTAGTCGTAGTAGAAGAAACAGGTGAAGAACACTTTCCTGGTACATTCTTAAGCGAAACAAAAGCACATGGTAATGCTAAACGTTATAGACGTGGATTTACTACTACACATAAAAGTAAAATATCAGCATGTAGTAAATTAAAGCATTGGATTGAAACAGAAAAATTAGAAATAGCAAGTAAACCGCTATTAAGAGAATTAAAAACATTTATCGCTAGAGGTAATAGCTATTCTGCCAAAGATGGTGAGAATGATGACCTTGTAATGGCATTAGTTCTTATAGTAAGAATGAGCATGGAAGTATCTAAGTACGAAGAAAGTGCATTTGAGTATTTAAATGAAGACTTTGACGATGATGACGGTATGGAACCAATGCCTTTTAGCTTACTATAGCACTTATTTGATAAATACATTAAAGGAATACTATAAAGATGCAACTATCAACAGAAATTTTTAACATTATTAAAGGAGCGAACATTAAGTTACGTTTGTTTGATTTTGAAGGCAACAAGACTTTAGACGCAGATCAGTCAGCAAGATTTTATGCTTATGATCAAGATTTTCTAGTCACTATACGAACAGAAAATGATGAAGTAGAAGTCGTTGTACAAGCAGGAGCAGATTTCAGTTTTGATAAACATAAAGATCTTTTAGCAAGTATTAAGAAAGCAGGACATAACGCTATGGCAGAATATACAATAAGAAAATTTGATAAAAATATAGCACCAAAAGACTTCGCAAGTGAAACAGTTAAAGAAGGCTATGCACGTGCAACAGGAAGTTTAAAAACAAGTTATATACAATTACCAGAGTCAACTAGACTTATCATTAAACATTCAAAAGGTGTTAATGAAGAAATACGTGGTAGTAGATCACGTAATATCAAAGCATTATTTATTGAGAATTCTGCAGGTGAGCGATTTAGCTTTCCACACAAATATTTAGCTGGTGCTAAGGCAATGGCTAAACATGTAAGTATGGGCGGAACACCATATGATGAAATAGGTGAGTCCATTATAAGCATCTGCAAAGAAGTAGCAGAATGCAACCAATTTGTACGTCATGTACGTTCAAATAAATTAGTTAACGAAGGAAACATGGATATTGTTGAAACCGTTAAATTAAAGTTAAAAGAATTAAAACAAACAGTACACAGTCTTCAGACCTCTAGAGGTTATAACAACTTTCAGAGTTCTTCTACGCCGATTGTAGAAAATTCAGACAAAGAGGTTGACATTACTGGAAAATTCATGTACAATACATTTCAAGCTGCAAATATGGACGCAGTATTAGAAACCGTAGCACGTATTGTGAAGGAGAGAGATAGTATGACAGATCTAACAAAAGAATATCTAAGCAGACTGTATGATATGATTAAAAACAAAGAAGATTTTAAACTTAGTATTGATCCAAACGATCCAGAACATCCTGATAACGAAGATCCAGTTAAATATTCAGGTGGAATGGGTGCAATGGCAAAACTAAGCAGTATGCTATCTTATCTTGCTATGTCTAGCAAGAACGACGAAGCATTTAACTTGCTAAGTCACTTAGGAACAGAATTACATAACATGCCAGAAAAGACAGTTATGTTATTGGCGAAAATTGTTATGTATTTAGATAAAAACAATAAAACGTCAGAAAAACAAGCGGAACCAGCAGAAAGTATTGCTGAATCGGTTGTAAATGATTTACGTAGAAAAATTTCATAAATTTTTCAGTAAAAAGTACTTGACAGTAAGTACTATAAAATGTATACTGTAAAGGCTAACAAAGGCAAAACTATTTGACTAACGAGAGGTTAGTTAAAAAACAAAGTGAAACAATAATGTTTCGCTACTAATAAAGGCTAAAATAGGAGAAACTAATAATGGCATCTTTAGCAGAAATCCGTGCAAAATTACAGGCACAAGATAAAAAGAGCACAGGCTCTAGTAATAGCGGCGGCGACAACGCAATCTTCGCACACTGGAACATTCCAGAAGGCACATCAGCATCATTGAGATTCTTACCAGACGCAGATGAGAACAATACGTTCTTTTGGAAAGAGCGTCAAATGATCCGTCTTCAATTTCCAGGAGTAAAAGGCGGAGACGAAAATAAACCAGTAACAGTACAAGTTCCATGTGTGGAAATGTGGGGAGAGCAATGCCCAGTCCATGCTGAAATTCGTCCTTGGTTTAAAGATCCTACTATGGAAGATATGGGACGTAAGTATTGGAAAAAACGTTCATACATTTTCCAAGGATTTGTATCACAAAGCGAAATGCAGGAAGACTCAGTACCTGAGAATCCTATCAGACGTTTCGTAATTTCACCTCAAATTTATAAGATTATCAGTTCAGCACTTATGGATCCTGAGTTTCAAGAAATCCCTACCGATTACGAAGCTGGTACAGACTTTAAGATTGTAAAATCTACAAAAGGTCAGTATGCAGATTATTCTACATCTAATTGGGGTCGTAGAGAACGTAGTTTAGATCAAGCAGAACGTGATGCAATTGCAACACATGGCTTGTTTAATCTAAACGACTTCTTACCAAAGAAACCAGATGCAGAAGCATTAAATGCTATCTTTGAAATGTTTGAAGCAAGTGTAGATGGTCAATTATATGATCCTGCACGTTTTGGTCAGTATTATCGTCCATATGGCGTTGATGCACCAACAACAGGCGCAACACCAGCACCAGCTCCTGCTCCAACACCAGTACCAACACCAGCACCAGCGGCTCCTGTAGCACCTGTAGCTGAAGCGGCACCGGCAGTTGTACAAGAGACGGTTGCGGCACCAACTGCAATTCCTGCACAAGAACCAGAAATGGCTACAGCAGGCGCACCAGCAAGTGATGCACCGAGTGCTCAAGACATTTTAGCAGCGATTAGAAATCGTAAGCAATAAGTAATATAAAACGAGTGGGGGTCCTTAGTGCCCTCACTTTAACTGAGGAGAAAAAACATTATGGCAAGACCATTTGACGTAAGTAAATTCCGTAAAAGTATTACAAAAAGTGTACCAGGTTTAAGTGTTGGATTCAACGACCCTGATACATGGATTAGTACAGGAAATTACACATTAAATAAATTAATTAGTGACGATTTCAATAAAGGAATTCCACTAGGTAAAGTAACAGTACTAGCCGGAGAATCCGGAGCAGGTAAAAGTTACATCGCCGCAGGTAACGTAGTTAAAGCGGCACAAGATCAAGGTATTTTTGTTATCCTTATTGATAGTGAAAACGCACTTGATGAAAAATGGCTACATGCATTGGATGTAGACACAGCACCAGAGAAACTACTTAAACTAAACATGTCAATGATTGATGATGTTGCTAGAACTATTAGTGACTTCATGAAAGACTACAAAGCAGAATATGCTGAAAAAGAATCAGACG